GCGGAGATGAAGGGCCGCGCTGACGGCGAACTGTCCGCCGCCAAGACGATGTACCACGCCGCCGCCAACGGCGACGCCAGGGCTGCGCTCGACATCCTCAAGCACCAGCACGGCTGGGTGGCCAAGCAGCAGATCGACGTGAACATCGACCAGCAGATCAGCATCACCGGCGCACTGGAGCGGGCGCAGTCGCGCGTCATCGAGGGCCTGTACACCGAGGTGACAGCGTTGCCGTCTTTTGATACACCAGCACCTATTGCCAACGTAGTGCAGGACGCTGAATATGCCCCCGACTGACCGCACGCTAGGTGAGCGCCTTTTTGAATCCGCCTCCAAAGGCTACCGGGATTTTGTTGGCGCAGAAAATCTGCCTGCCGACAAACGCATCTACATAGAAAGCGTCATCGACAAACGGCGCGATCCGGTCACTGAACGGTCGTTCAAGCCCGAAGAACTGGAGGTTATGCGCGGCGTCATAACCCGGCGGTACGACGCTATAAAACCGCAACTTAAAGAAAGCATAGCCAAGCAGCGCGAGTACGCCGCCGAAAGCCTTAACATGGCCTTAAAATCTACCGATCCAACGCACCGCGCAAGTTACTTACAACACTATAAAGGTTACATGCAAACCGTAAAAGATTTAACGTCTTTTTTGTCTACCGGCAAACTTAACCCCACAGTTGTAAAGTTAGGCCAATATTATGATATTGAGCCTAACATTCAGTACGAAGACTACGAAAATCCCGATGCTGTCGCTTCGTTTACGGGCGTCGGGTTAGGGCAAAACGCAGGAAAAGACGCAGCTATAGGGCAAACGCTGGGGCGGTTTGTTTACGACGTAGACCCGCAAGGCGTTATAAACATTAAGGATACCTATGATTTTGGTCCTGGGTATAACACTTTTACCGGCGAAAAAGAAGAACCCGCACGGGTTGGTATAGCCAGTTTGCTGGTGCCAAAACGCGCCGCGCGTATGTACGGCTACCACCAGCTACCGGAAGGACAAGGGCGGCCTGTGCAGATTAAGCTAAACTCCCTCGCCCCGCCAAAGGCCAAAGCCAAAGAACCAACAAACTGGTTTAGCCGCACCGCAACCGCGCTAGGATTCTGATGCAGCAGCCAATCTACTCAGCAGCCGAGGAAATGGAATTGATGAGTCGGCTGTGGTCGCCGACGATCAAGGATGACCCGCTGGCGTTCGTGCTGCTGACCTACCCGTGGGGTGAGCCGGGTACGCCGCTGGAACACTTCAAAGGGCCGCGCAAATGGCAGCGCGACGTGCTGGGCACCCTGCGCGACCACATCAAGGACAACCAAGGCAAGGTGGACTACGACACCTTCCGCAAGGCGGTGGCGTCAGGCCGCGGTATCGGCAAGTCGGCGCTGGTCAGTTGGCTGGTGCATTGGATGCTGTCCACGCGCATCGGATCGACCACCATCGTGTCGGCCAACTCAGAGGCGCAGCTACGCAGCGTCACCTGGGCCGAGATTACCAAGTGGCTGGCGATGGCGCTGAACAGCCACTGGTTCGAGATCGCCGCCACACGCATCATGCCGGCCAAGTGGATCACGGAACTGGTCGAGCGCGACCTCAAGAAAGGCACGCGCTACTGGGCCGTCGAGGGCCGGCTGTGGTCGGAGGAGAACCCGGACGCCTACGCCGGGGTTCACAACTGGGATGGCGTGATGCTGATCTTCGACGAAGCGTCGGGTATCCCCGACAGCATCTGGTCGGTCAGTGACGGCTTCTTCACGGAGAACACGCCGCACCGCTTTCACGTCGCGTTCTCCAACCCGCGGCGCAACACCGGCTACTTCTACGAGACGTTCAACAGCAAGCGCAGCTTCTGGCGCACAAGCAACATCGACGCGCGTGAGGTCGAGGGAACCGACAAGAACCTGTACCAGCGCATCATCGACGAGTACGGCGCGGACAGCTACCAGGCCAACGTCGAAGTGTACGGTCAGTTTCCATCAGAAGGCGACGATCAGTTCATCCCGGTCAATCTGGTGGACGACGCCATGAAGCGGCCCAAGCACAAGGACGAGACGGCGCCCATCACCATCGGCGTCGATCCGGCGCGGTTCGGGTCGGACGCCACTGTCATCGCGGTGCGGCAGGGACGCGACCTGATCGACATCAAGCGGCTGCGCGGCGCTGACACGATGGAAGTGGTCGGTCACGTCATCGAAGCCATCGAGGAGTACAAGCCCGCGCTGACCGTCGTCGATGAGGGCGGCCTGGGTGCAGGCGTGGTGGATCGGCTGAAGGAGCAGCGGTACAAGGTGCGCGGCGTCAACTTCGGCAATAAGGCGCAGAAGCAACTCATGTACGGCAACAAGCGGGCCGAGATGTGGGGTGCCATGCGCGACTGGCTCAAGACAGCCAGCGTGCCAAACGACCGCTTCCTGAAGTCTGACCTGATCGGGCCGAAGACAAAGCCGGACAGCAAGGGCACGCTGTTCCTTGAGTCAAAGAAGGATATGAAGGCCCGCGGGCTGGCGTCACCCGACGCTGCCGACGCCATCGCGGTGACGTTCGCGTTCCCAGTGGCGCACCGCGAAGGGCGCGTTGACAAGAAACGCGGAGGTGGGTATTCTCCCGCCGGTGTAGCTACAAGCTGGATGGGGTCGTAGCGTGGCCGACAAGAAGAAGTCTGTTTCGTTGGCCGTAGGGCGTGGGGAAAAGCTCCCCGCGTCCAAGGGTGCGGGACTGACGGCCAAGGGCCGCGAGAAGTACAACCGGGAAACCGGGTCAAACCTGAAGCCGCCGGCGCCCAACCCCAAGACGAAGGCGGACGCAGGGCGTAAGGCGTCGTTTTGTGCGCGTATGGGCGCGGTAGCAGCCAAGGCTAAGGATGGCGAACGTGCCAAAGCCAGCCTCAAACGGTGGAAATGCTCGTGAAAAAGGGTCTGTACGCCAACATTCATGCCAAAAAAGAACGGATTGCCGCCGGTTCTGGCGAAAAGATGCGTAAACCGGGCACCAAGGGCGCCCCGACTGCAAAAGCGTTCAAAGACAGCGCCAAAACAGCTAAAAAGGGCAAATGATGCGCCGCATGACCCCCATGAAGACGCCGATGGGCCTGAAAATGCCCAAGCCGAAGGCCGAAATGGACGCGATCCCGCTGGCGCGTAAGCCCATGCCGGGCGGCAAGGACATCATCAGCATTACCACGCGGATGCGTGAAACGCCTATGAAGAAGGCCAAATAACGTGCCTTTGTCCAAATCTTCCAGCAAAGAGGCGTTCCGCAAGAACATCAAGGCGGAAGTGAAGGCTGGTAAGCCGGTCAAACAGGCTGTAGCTATCGCCTACAGCGTCAAGCGCGAAGCGGCCAAAAAGGGTAAGAAGTAAGCATATGGCCGACCCCACAGGCATACAGAAGGCGGGCCAAGTTGCCAACGTGGGGTCAAACCCTGAGAAGGTGCCTGCGCGCGACGACGACAAGATGGCGACCATGCGCCACCGCCTGAAAATGGCGCAGTCGGCGTACTCGGACAGCCGTGAGGACGAACTGGACGATCTGCGGTTCATGGCCGGCAGCCCTGACAACCAGTGGCAGTGGCCCGCCGACGTGCTGGCGACCCGCGGGTCGGTGCAGGGCCAGACGATCAACGCGCGTCCCTGCCTGACCATCAACAAGCTGCCGCAGCACGTCCGTCAGGTTACCAACGAACAGCGCCAGAACCGGCCCAGCGGCAAGGTCATCCCCGCGGACGACAACGCCGACGTGCAGGTCGCTGAGATTTTCAACGGCGTGGTGCGGCATATTGAGTATATGTCGGACGCCGACGTGGCCTACGACACCGCCTGCGACAACCAGGTGACCTACGGCGAGGGCTACATCCGCCTGCTGACGGAATACTGCAACGACGAGACGTTCGATCAGGACATCCGCATCGGGCGCGTCCGCAACTCGTTCAGCGTCTACATGGACCCGACGATCCAAGACCCGTGCGGCGCCGACGCTGAGTGGTGCTTCATCACCGAAGACATCCTCAAAGAAGAATACGAGCGGATGTTCCCGGACGCCACGCCGATCAGCACGCTGTACAGCCAAGGCGTAGGCGATCAGGGCCTTTCGTCGTGGCTTCAGGAAGACACGATCCGCATCGCGGAATATTTCTACAACGACTACGAAAAAGCCACGCTGCACCTGTACCCGGACAACCAGACTGCCTACCGCGGCACGCCGCAGGACAAGCAGCTTACGGCCATGTTCGGCAAGCCGATCCGCAGCCGCGAAGTTGACCGTAAGAAGGTCATGTGGATGAAGACCAACGGCTTCGACGTGCTGCAAGAGCGCGAGTGGGCCGGCAAGTGGATTCCGGTCGTGCGCGTCATTGGCAACGAGTGGGAAGTTGATGGCCAGATGTACATCAGCGGCCTTGTGCGGAACGCCAAGGACGCCCAGCGCATGTACAACTACTGGACGAGCCAAGAAGCCGAGATGCTGGCGCTGGCTCCCAAGGCACCCTTCATTGGCTATGGCGGCCAATTCGAAGGCTACGAAATGCAGTGGAAGACCGCCAATACGACCAATTGGCCGTATCTGGAGGTCAATCCCGACGTGACGGATGGAGCCGGGGCTGTCCTCCCCCTGCCCCAGCGCGCGCCTCCTCCGTTGCCCCAGACTGGCCTGATCCAAGCCAAGATGGGGGCTGCTGACGACATCAAGGGAACCACTGGCCAGTACGACGCCAGCCTTGGGATGCAGGGCAACGAACGCTCTGGTAAGGCCATCCTCGCCCGCGAGAAGCAGGGCGACGTGGGCACGTACCACTACGTGGACAACTTGGCCCGCGCGATCCGCCACATCACCCGGCAGATCGTGGACATGATCCCGAAGATTTACGACACGCAGCGCATCGCCCGCATCATTGGCGTTGATGGCGAAGTCGATATGGTCAAGTTCAACCCGTCGCAGGCTGAACCCGTCAAGGAAATCCGCGACCAGATGGGCGCGCTGATCGAGAAGGTCTACAACCCCAGCGTCGGCACTTACGACGTGATGGTCACAACCGGCCCAGGCTACATGACCAAGCGTCAGGAAGCCTTGGACGCCATGTCGATGATCCTGCAATCCAACCCGCAGCTTTGGACTGTGGCAGGCGATCTGTTCATTAAGAACATGGATTGGCCGGGCGCGCAGGAGATGGCAGCGCGGTTCAAGAAGATTCTTGACCCGAAGGTTCTGTCGGAAGGCGATCAGTCGCCTGAGATGATGGCCGCCCAGCAGCAGATGGAGGCCATGACGCAAGAACTGAACCGCATGACGGACATCATCTCCAACGTGCAGGATAGCGTCGCCCAGCGCGAGGTGGACATCAAGGAATACAAGGCCCAGGTGGACGCCTACGATGCCGAGACGAAGCGGATCAGCGCCATGCAGCAGAGCATGACGCCAGAGCAGATTCAGGACATCGTCATGGGCACCATCGCTGCGGCTTTGGACACCGGCGACCTGATCGGCGGCGCACCGCAGATGCGCGAGATGCCCGACATGGAGATGGAACAGCCTGAGATGGGCCAGATGCAGCCTGAGATGCCAGAGATGGGCGAAATGCAGCCTGAAATGCCGCCTGAAGGAATGATGTGATGAGTTGCGCGGATTTCATCGGGATGCTGTTTCTGGCGCGGGATGTGACCCATTCCGCTCACCTGAACACGCGCAGCTATGCCAAGCACAAGGCGTTGGGTAAGTTTTACGACGGCATCATCGACTTGGCGGACAAGTTTGCCGAAGCCTACCAAGGCAAGTACGGCCTGATCGGGCCAATCTCGCTGATGTCGGCCAAAAAGACCAACAACGTGGTCGAGTTCCTCGAAGGCCAGCTAGAAGACCTTGAGCAAATGCGCTATAAGGTCGTTGATAAGGAGTGTACCCCGCTCCAGAACATTATCGACGAAATTTTCGGGCTGTACTACTCCACGTTGTATAAGCTGAAATTTCTGGCGTAAGGAACGACTATGGAACTGCTCCGCCCATTGAATGACTCCGGGTTTGCGACGCAAAGCGTCGCTTACACCGGCACTGCCGGGTCTGTGACCGGCTGGCCTGCCGGCCCGCAGGGCGTCCTGGTGTGGTGTACAACTGACGCCTACGTCTTGGTCGGCAACGGCGTGACGGCCACGTCCGCAGCCACACCGCTGCCTGCGTACACGCCCGTGCCGATCACCGTCCCGGAAGGAACCGGCGGCGTGTGGCGAGTCAGCGCGATCCAGATCACAGCCGGCGGCACGATGTACGCAAAGCCGATCAACATTCGATGAGCTTTGGCATTCCCGTCCGCAATGGCCTGTCCGTAGGGCTTTTGGCTTCGACGTTCCTTACGTCGGGTTCTGGACGGCTTGTCCCCAGGCTCACGCTGAACTTTCTGACCGGCGCACCGCTGGACAGCCGCATCACGTTCAGCCGCACGACGAACGCCACGCTGGTCGATAGCACCGGGCGGGTGACCTACGCGCCGAACAATCTGGTGCTGTACTCGGAGCAGTTTGATAACGCGGCTTGGACGAGAAGTTTTGTCAGCGTAACGGCCAACGCTACGACTTCACCTGATGGCACAACGACCGCCGACAGGTTGACTGCGGATGGCACTAACAACACTCATACCGCCTCACAAAACGTGACATATACGGCGGCAGCGCACATCCTTAGCGTTTACGCCAAGCGAGACACAAACGACTTTGTGCAATTGCGGTTCGGGGCAGCGGCCATCGCAGGCGGCACCGGGTTTGCAAACTTTGACCTGAACGCGGGTACGGTTGGCACAATTGGCGCTGGTCTATCGTCGGCGTCTATAACGCCAGCCGGTGGTGGGTGGTATCGCTGCACGATTACCGGCACAACCCTCGCCGCAGCGTCTAACGCTGCTTTCTACGTAGTGACCAGCGCAACAGCGAGCAGCGCCCAAACCAACACGCTGACCACGTCGGTTTTTCTCTGGGGCGCGCAGCTTGAGCAAGTCACCTACCAGACGCTGCCCTCGACGTATGTGCAGACGGTCGCCTCGGCCTACTACGGCCCGCGCTTTGACTACAACCCCGCCACGCTGGCCGCACGCGGCCTGCTGATCGAGGAGCAGCGGGTCAACTTGGCTTTGTACAGCGACCAGTTTGACAACGTATTATGGATAAAAAGCAATACCACTGTAACGGCCAACGCTGCAACCTCGCCTGACGGCACAACAACCGCCGATAAACTGCTTGATAGTATTACCAACACTACGCACGCCGTCAATCAGGTAGCTGTAGCGGCGGCTGTTGCGGGGGTAACATATACTTTTTCTGTTTTTATAAAAGCCGCAGAACGCGGTTTTGCTTTTGTAGGTATTGTTGGGGGAGCGTTAAACACACCCTTCGTTTCTATAGACCTGACAACCGGCTCTGTGGCTGCGGTAAACGGCACTGTCGTAAGTTCTTCCTCAACGGCGTTTGGAAACGGCTGGTGGCGGGTTACAATCACTGCAACCACAATTGCCATTGGTAACGTTACTCCTGAAATCCGCGTCAGCGCCGATGGCTTGTGGGCCAACCGCGTCTATGTTGGTAACGGCACTGGCATATTCGTTTGGGGCGCTCAACTTGAAGCCGGATCGTTCGCCACCAGCTACATCCCCACCGTGGCCTCCACGGTCACCCGCGCGGCTGACAACGCGACGATGACGGGTACGAACTTCTCTAGCTGGTACAACGCCAGCGAGGGGACGATTGTTTTTAGCGGGGATAGCTCCCGTGGTGGAACGCCGGGGTCTGCCCGTAATTTCCAATTTGATGACGGCACATCCGCCAACAACATCCGTGCCGCAGGAGCAAGTGTGCTTCAGGTGGTTGACGCCACTGTGGTTCAAGCCAGCCTAGGCCCGACACCTTTGATCCCGTATGACGGTACGGCGTATAAGTTTGCATCAGCCTACAAGTTAAACGACTTTGCCAGTGTCACAACAGGCGCTGTGGCAACAGATACAAGCGGAACTGTTCCGACCGCTATAAATCAACTCGCACTTGGTAGCGGGTCTGGCACAAATTATCTCAACGGCCACATCCGCACGTTTACCTTCTACCCCTCACGCCTTACCAACGCGCAGATGCAGGCGCTCACATCATGATTGATCTCTACCTCTCCGCACCCACCGAAGCTGAGATGCTCGCCGCGCTGACCGCTGCGGGCATCATCAACGACGAAGGCCACCCAGTGGCTGGCGTCACCCTCGACCACATCGGGCCATTCAGCCGCGTGACGGGTTACGACGAGGCCGATGAGCCTATCGTGGTGGAATACCCAGAGTGGCACACCAATCTGCGCGGCACATTTGACGACGAGCAGCTTGCTGCGTTGGAGCCTTTGAGCGTTCAGCCAGAAACGCCGCACCGCGTCTGGGCCTGACGTTGCACACAGATACTGTATAGTGTAGATTACACAGTAACCGTACCGGCGAGGCTCACCGGGAACTCCATAGGGGTTATACATGGACGAGAATGTCCCAACTGAAGCGGATGCCTCCGCGCCGGAACTGGAAGCCACGGCAGCAATCCAGCCCGAAGAAAACACAACGCCGGAAACGCCTGTCGAACAGGAAGCGCCTAAGACCTTCTCCCAGGAGGAACTGGACGCCATCGTTGGCAAGCGGCTTGCAAGGGAACAGCGTAAGTGGGAGCGTGAGCAAGCCCAGCGACTGGAAATGGCTCAAGCGCAGAAAGCGGCAGCCCCGCCTTCTGATCTAAGCGCCGACCAGTTCAACACCTACGAAGATTACGCAGAGGCTTTGGCCGAACGTAAAGCGGAGGAATTGTTGGCAAGGCGGGAAACCGCTAGGCAGCAGCAGGCATTGCTCGAAAACTACCACGACCGTGAGGAGTCAGCGCGGGATAAGTACGACGATTTTGAACAAGTCGCCTACAACCCCAACCTGTCCGTCACGGAGACAATGGCGCAAAGCATCCAAGCGTCCGACATTGGCCCCGATGTCCTGTATTGGCTCGGTTCCAACCCGAAGGAAGCGGATCGCATTGCCCGGCTGCCGCCCATCTTGCAGGCAAAAGAGATCGGAAAACTTGAAGCCGGCATGGCCTCAAGCCCGCCGGTTAAGAAAACTTCAACCGCCCCGGCACCGATTGCACCTGTCACAGCCCGCGCCTCTGGCGCGCCCGCGTATGATACGACCGACCCTCGTTCGACCAAGTCGATGAGTACGTCGGAATGGATCGAAGCGGAACGGATGCGGCAGATCAAGAAGTACGAGGCACAACGCAACCGTTAATTTGGGACTACCACCATGGCTAACTCGATTCTTACTATCGACATGATCACGCGGAAGGCTCTTGAAATCCTTGAGAACAACCTCGTGCTCACCCGCAACGTCAACCGTCAGTACGACGACAGCTTCGCTGTCGAAGGCGCCAAGATCGGTTCGACCCTGCGTATCCGTCTGCCCGACCGCGCTCTGGTCACGGACGGCGCTGCCCTTCAGGTGCAGGATGACAACGAACAGTTCACCACACTGACCGTTGCCAACCAGAAGCACATCGGCGTGAACTTCACGACCGCCGAACTGACGATGCAGTTGGACGACTTCGCAGAGCGCGTGCTGAAGCCGCGTATCTCGCAGCTTGCCTCCAGCATCGACGCTGACGTGGCCAACGCCTACGCCACCATCGGCAACACGGTCGGCACTCCCGGCACCACCCCGTCCACTTCGCTGGTTCTGCTTCAGGCCCAGCAGAAGCTGAACGAAAACGCCGCTGTGATGTCGCCGCGCTACGCGACGGTCAACCCGGCTGCCAACGCTGGCCTGGTTGAAGGCATGAAGGGCCTGTTCAACCCGACCGACACCATCAGCAAGCAGTTCAAGAACGGCATGATGGGCACCGGCGTGCTTGGTTTCGACGAAATCAATATGTCGCAGTCGATCAAGCAGCACACCACTGGTTCGCGTACCGCCACCGGCGGCACGACCTCGGCAGCTGTCACTGCTGAAGGCGCCACCACCATCGCCATCACCGGCGCTGGTGCAGCGGCTACCGTCCGTGCTGGTGACGTGTTCACCGTGGCTGACTGCTTCGCTGTGAACCCGCAGACCCGTGAAAGCACTGGTTCGCTGTTCCAGTTCGTCGCACTGGCCAACGTCACGTTGGACGGTTCGGGCGCTGGCAACATCACCGTTGCGCCGGTCTACTCGGCTACCAACGCGCTGGCCACTGTCAACTCGCTGCCGGGCAACAGCAAGGCCGTCGTGTTCGTGGGCGCTGCCAGCACCCAGTACGCGCAGAACCTGGTGTACCACAAGGACGCCATCACCTTCGCTACCGCCGACCTTCTGCTGCCGCAGGGTGTCGATATGGCGTCGCGTCAGGTGCATAACGGCATCAGCCTGCGTATCGTTCGTCAGTACGACATCAACAACGACCGTATGCCTTGCCGCATCGACGTTCTGTATGGCTACAGCACGATCCGTCCGCAGATGGCTTGCCGCATCTGGGGCTAACCTGAAACCGGCCCCCGGTTCGCCGGGGGCCAACTTCTTTGAAAGGATTCTACAATGTCTCTCCCCAATGGCGGCGGTGGTTATCAGGTCGGCGATGGCAACCTGGACGAACCGCTTATCGACGCAATCCCGCTTCCGCTCTCGGTTGCTTCGACTGCAACCCTGACCGCGGCCCAAGTGCTGAACGGCATCCTGCTGGTCGGCAGCGGTGCCACTTCGGCGCAAACCTACACGCTGCCGACTGTGGCGCTGCTGGAAGCCGCTTTGTCCAACTCGGATAAGGTTGGCACGTCGTTCGTGTTCCGTGTGGTCAACCTCGGCACGTCGTCCGGCACTGCGATCATCGCTGCCGGCACCGGCTGGACGGTTTCGGGTTCGCTGACCATGACCGTTCCGGTCACGACCGGCGCGACCATGATCGCCCGCAAGTCTGACGTTGGCGCTTGGACGCTGTACCGCGTCAATTAATGGGTTAGCCCCGGCCTTCGGGTCGGGGCTACCTTTTCAGGAGACAGACAATGCCTAACACCAAAGCAGTCGGCGTTGCTTACGCTGATCCTGAGTTTGAAAGCGTCGCCGTCACCGGCGCTGTAACAGCGTCTGGCGCTGTGACGGCATCCGGCGCTGTGACGGGCGGTTCGATTGTTTCGACCGCTGCCAGCGGCGCCGTTGCCAGCAACGCCGACGCAGGCGTGTACATTCTCAGCACGGCAATCACTGCCAACACGACAACCACTTCAGTCCCTGTTGGTTCGCTTGGTATCACCACCAACGCAACTGGCCGTGGCAAGCTGTTCTACTCGGACGGCTCCAAGTGGCAGTTCATGGCGATCAGCTAATACAGTGGGCGGCCTTCGGGCCGCCCATTTTACGGAGTTTCTATGGCTGTCATCTACTTGGTTCACCCGGCGCACGGCGCCAAGGTTGCGATTTCCAACGAGGAAGCGAATTTGGATGCAATGGACGGCTGGGAACGCTATGATGTGAACACGTCATCTGTGGTGACGGACGATGACGAGGATGAGATCGTCAACGAGATGGCGGCACCGAAGCGGCGTGGACGCCCCCGCGCGAAGCTGGAAGGCTAACCAATGACGACTGCCGGCGACATCATCAACGGGTCACTGCGGCTTTTGGGTGTCCTGGCCGAAGGCGAAGTGCCGTCTGCGGAAACGTCGCAGGACGCGCTGAACGCCATGAACCAGATGATTGATAGCTGGAACACAGAGCGTCTAGCTGTGTTTTGCACGCAGGATCAGGTGTTCACATGGCCCGCGGGCCTGCTGTCGCGCACACTGGGGCCAACCGGCGACTTCGTCGGCAATCGCCCGGTGTTGCTGGACGACAGCACCTACTTCCGCGACGCCAGCACCGGCATCAGCTACGGCATCAAGTTTATTAACCAGCAGCAGTACAACGGGATTGCGGTCAAGACGGTCACGTCAACCTTCCCGCAAGTGATCTTCGTCAACAACACGTTCCCTGACGTGGAGATGTACATCTACCCGCGGCCCACCCGCGAGTTGGAATGGCACTTCATCTCCGTCGAGGAACTGACCAAGCCGGCGCTGCTGTCAACCGAACTGACGTTTCCGCCAGGCTATCTGCGGGCGTTTCGCTACAACCTTGCCTGCGAGATGGCGCCAGAGTTTGGTATGGAGCCAAGCCCACAAGTGTCGCGTATCGCCATGACCAGCAAGCGCAACCTGAAGCGTATCAACAACCCTGACGACATCATGTCCATGCCGTACAGCCTCGTGGCAACGCGCCAGCGGTTTAACATCTTCGCGGGCAATTACTGATGAAAAGCCCAATTTTGGGCAGCGCTTATGTCGCTCGAAGCGTCAACGCCGCCGACAACCGCATGGTCAATCTCTTTCCGGAAGTCGTACCGGAAGGCGGCAAAGAGCCTGCGTTCCTTCAGCGCGCACCCGGTCTGGTGCGGCTGTTGACGGCTGGCACCGGCCCCATTCGCGGTCTTTGGCAGTTCGGTAATTACGGCTACGCCGTGTCGGGCAACACGCTGTATCAGATCGACACGAACTGGATCGCAACGGCCAAAGGATCAGTTGGCGGTGGCGGCCCTGTCAGCATGGCTGACAACGGCACGCAGCTTTTTATCGCAGCTAACCCAGACGGCTACATCTACAACGCCGCTACCGACGTGTTCCAACAGATCACCGACCCAGACTTCCCCGGCGCGGGAACGGTCGGCTATCTCGACGGCTATTTCATTTTCAACGAGCCTAACTCACAGAAAATTTGGGTAACGTCGCTGCTTGACGGCACCAGCGTTGACCCGCTTGAGTTTGCCAGCGCGGAAGGCAACCCCGACAACGTCGTGGCAATCTTTGTGGATCACCGCGAAGTCTGGGTTTATGGCACCAACTCGACCGAAGTTTGGTATGACGCCGGGCTGCTTGATTTTCCCTTGGCGCGTATCCAAGGCGCGTACAACGAACTTGGTTGCGCTGCACCATACTCCATCGCCAAGATGGACAACCAAATATATTGGCTTGGTAAGGACGCGCGCGGCCAAGGTATGGTCTTCCGGGCGTCAGGCTACATGGGCCAGCGCATCTCGACGCACGCTATCGAGTGGCAACTCCAGCAGTACACCGATTTGTCGGACGCGGTGGGCTACACCTACCAGCAGGACGGCCACAGCTTCTACGTCCTCAACTTCCCCAGCGCCGACACCACTTGGGTGTTTGATGTCGCAACGGGTGCTTGGCACGAACGCGCTTCGTTTTCCAACGGCGAGTTTAACCGGCACCGCGGCAACAGCCAAATGTTCTTCAACGGCGAAACCGTTATCGGCGATTACCAGAACAACAAAATCTACAAGTTTGATCTGGACGTGTATGCCGACGACGGCGCGATCCAGAAGTGGCTGCGGTCGTGGCGCGCGCTGCCAACCGGCGCTAACAACCTGACCCGCACTATCCAGCACGCAATGCAGCTAGACTGCGAAACGGGCGTGGGCTTGAACATCGGGCAAGGCAGCGACCCACAGGTCATGCTGCGCTTCTCTGACGACGGCGGCCACACATGGTCAAACGAACATTGGAAGTCGATGGGCCGCATTGGCGAGTACGGGAACCGCACGATCTGGCGCCGCCTGGGCGCGACGATGAAGATTCGTGACCGCGTGTACGAGGTGTCGGGTACTGACCCGGTGCGTATCTACATCATGGGTGCGGAACTTATTCTGAGCGGGACGCGGGCCTGATGGCACTCGCGCCGCTTAACCCGACGCAGCTTACGCCGCCGCGCGTCGCGCTGATCGACGAGCGGTCGGGCGCAATCAGCCGCGAGTGGTATCGGTTTTTTCTTTCGTTGTTGACCGCAACGGAAACCAGCCAGCAGGAAGTCGGAACCGCGCCTGATACGTCGTCGCTGCTAACATCATACGACGCTATGTTGGCGTCGCTGGCGCAGGAAGTGCAGACCACTCCAGACGCATCATCGGCGGTTTCATCTTTGAGCGAAACGGTTGACGATCTTTCGCAGGCGTTTGGTGTCAGCCCGCAGCCACCGCTTGGCACGATGGCCTCTGTCCAGCAGGACAACGCGCGTTTTATCGGGTACTCTACCGCACCATCACCGCCCGTGGTGTACAATCCTGGTGTCACTGCGTGGAACGTAGATGACGGCACTCTTGACCTTGGCCTTTACGGCGGCGCAGTGTTGCAAGTCGGTCAAGAGTCACTGTATTACGCCAAAAACACCAGCGGCTCGTCGATACCCATCGGCACACCGGTCATGTTTACCGGGGTTGTGGGCGCATCTGGCAAACTGACGTTTGGCTTGGCTGTGGCTGACGGCAGTGTACCACCTGAATATATGATGGGCGTCACAACGCAGACCGTCGCCAATAACGATTTTGGCTACATCGCTAACTTTGGTCTTGTGCGCGGCTTTAACACAACCGGCACTCCTTACGGCGAGACGTGGACAGACGGCGACTTGCTGTACTTCGACCCCGCAACGCCCGGCACATGGACAAACATCGAGCCTGTAGCGCCCAACATCCACGTGCCTGTGGCTGTGGTTGTTAACGCTGCATCGGGCGGTGCTGGTTCGATCTTTGTGCGTATGATCCAGAGCGAACGCCTTGGCGAATTGCAGGACGTATACATCAACGGCACAGGAACGCCGGTTTCGGGCCAAGTGCTGATCTATGACGCGGTGCAACAGCGTTGGGAGAACAATACCCTAACCGCTGGCGCAAACGTCACGATTACAAATGGCGCGGGAAGCGTTACGATTGCGGTGCCATCTATTCCTGCCAGCGATGTTACGGGATTGGCAACTGTGGCCACGTCCGGCTCGTTTGCCGATCTGTCAAACAAGCCGGGTATCCGCTCAAACGGCCAGAACGTCATTACAGCGACAAAAACGCTTGGCGCTGCGGACAGCGGCACAAACATCGTCATCACGACATCAGGCATTACCATCACGTTTCCCGCGACGGGGTTCGCCAGTGGCGAAGGTTTTGCCATTTCAAACGTCAGCGGCGGCAACGTCACGCTATCCGCTCCAGGTGGTTCTGACTTCGGTACAACGCTGCCTAACGACGGGACGTTCTTTGCGTTCTGCGACGGCGGCGGGTTCTGGCGTCAGTACTGCTACTCCACCACCCGGCTGTGATCGGGAATTTACAAAAATGCCTTTGTCGCCTATTATCGCGCTACGCGCCGGCCCGCACAACAGAAGGATTGGTAATGGCTGTTAATCTTTCATCTCTCGGCGGCGCTGGGTGGCAATTTTTTGACAACAACGGCGATCCGCTGTCGGGCGGCAAGCTGTATACCTACGCCGCAGGCACATCGACGCCGGCACCGACTTACACGTCTATCAGCGGCGTGACAGCTAACCCCAACCCAATCATCCTGAACTCAGCCGGGCGCCCGCCGTCACAGGTGTGGCTGGATAACAACACCACATACAAGTTTGTGCTGACCACATCGACCGACATTCTGCTGTGGACGATGGACAACATCCCAGGCATCGCGTCGTTTACCACGACCACCATCGCCAACCTTCCCGCCATCCTGCCGGCTGCCGGCGACATTGTGTTTGTGAACACCCTTGGCCGCGAAGGCATCTTTATCTGCCGCGCAGGCACCGCGCCAAGCGATCCGCTTCAGGGCATCTACGTTGCGTCCAACACCGCCAACTTCTACTGGGAGCGCGAGTGGGACAACATCAACGGCTACCCGGAGTGGTTCGGCGCTGTCGTAAACTCAAACTCTGGTGGTGTTCCTGCAGCTAACTTGGCTGCGCTCCAGGCGTGCGTTGTGCTGTGTCCGGTCACTAATTTGCAGACCGCAGATTACTGGATCAGCAGCACTTGGAAAATCCAGACCCAGTACCGCACGGTGCGCGGCGGCGTCATGTCAGACGGCTACAACACTGGCACTGGCACCCGCGTGCTGTCTCTTGATACGGCGGCTAACGTCATTCAGGTCGGCCCCGACAGCCCTCCCGGCGGCGGCACCAGTTTTTACTTCCGCAACATCACGGTTGAAAACGTCTGCGCGCGGTGGGCTGCGGCGTTGACGCCGCCTGCATCGGGCAGCGAAAGCACCGCGGTCAAGGCGTGGCTTATCAACTACGTTCTCAGCTGCCAGTTCAAAAATCTTGCTGCGTGGGAGCCGATCATCGGTTTCTACCTGTACGGCACCGTCTACACCAAGTTTGATGATTGCGCCGTTTTTCGGTCAAATTCTTACGGCGGCCTGAACGACTTTTTCCGTGGGTTCTGGGCGCAAGGCATCCCCGCGATTTTGACCGGCGGCAACCCGTCGCTGTTTATGAACCGGTGCAGCGTCAACATTGGCGGCGCTCCGGTGCTGGTCAACCCGACAGGCTTCTACACAAACGGCAACTTCTCGGATATGTTCATCGACAAGTTTGAAACTTCCGCTATGCACACCGGCATTCTCGTTGATGGAACTGGTGCAAACTCTGGGGCCAGCCGGCTCAACTTGCATATCCGCGACTGCGTTTTGGATCAGTGCAGCCAGAACGGCATTTACATAAACGCGCTTAACGATATGGGTATGGTCACTATTGATGGCGGTTACGCGCAGGTCAACGACACGGGGGCCACCGGTAAGGGTATTTGGCTGACAGGAAGCTCAAACGCTGGTTCCGTCTCTATTGGCGGCGGTATCCAGCTTTTGAGCGGCACAGGCACCACCAACTACGGCATCTACATCAGCGGGCAATCAAACGTGCGCGTTAGCAGCAACACCATTGTTGAAGATTTTTACAACCCGGTTGTCATCGACGGCGGATCGGCAGGCTGCGAAGTCCGCGCTACGATCAACAACCCGAACACGGGTAACGGCGGATCGGCAGCGGTAAACATCAACTCTGCTGTTGACTGCTTTATCGCACCGGTTGTGGATGGCGCTGCGACCAAATTTGGCCAAGGCGTGTTTAGCGTCGGCACGGCGTTGAACCGCGCAACCATCGACCCCACCCTGTTTAACTCAGCCGCCATCAGCGGTGGCGCGACAAACAAGGTGCAGATCAACAGCGTGGCGATCACATCACCAGGATACTACACGACGGCGGGCGTCGCTGGCACTAGCGGTGCCGGTGTCTTTGTGACCGGCATCACGGCGTAAGTTCGGAGGGCATCATGGCTGTCAACATCAGTAACATCATCCCGGCCAAGACCGCCGAGAACACGCAGACGACGCAGTACATCTCGAACGGTGTGCAGACGATCATCGACAAGTTCACGGCGACCAACTACAGCGCCTCGGCGGCGACGATCAGCGTCAACCTGATCACCGCCGCGGGCAGCGCCGGCAACGACAACTTGATCGTCAAGACCAAGACGCTCCAGCCGGCTGAAACCTACACCTTCCCGGAACTGGTCGGCCATGTGCTGCCCAACAACGGCTTCATCTCGACCATCGCTGGCACGGCGTCGGCGATCAACATCCGCGCGTCGGGCCGTTTGGTGAGCTAATGTTGCACTTCCTAAAACTGGCGGAAAACGTAGATGTTACGCCAGCGTTGCGGGAACTGGCTACCCAGCCGCATCTTTGGGATCAAAACACGCTTCGCACCCGCCACCCCGGCACCGCGCACGCCGACGTAAGCGACATTTGGTTGTGGTTTAACGATATACCTAAAGACCCTAACGGCGTAATTAATGACATACAGACCGTGCCGTATCCCGCGTGGGGCGCCCTTCCTTCGCTACGCCGATTGGTGCTGGATTTGCTCCACCGCGTTGATGGTGTCCAGCTTGGCCGGTGCATAGTGACCAAACTGCCGCCGGGCGGACAGATTACGCCGCACATTGATCAAGGCGCGCCGGCTGAGTTTTATACGCGCTACCAGATCGTGCTTCAATCGTTGCCTGGCGCGCTGTTCCACAGCGGCGATGAAACTGTTGGTTTTCGCAAAGGCGACGTGTGGTGGGTTGACAACCGCGTAAAACATTCTGTTGTAAACAACAGTGCAGATGATAGGATCGTCTGCATCGTTGACATCAGGAGCGCGTAATGCTGACCGCACAGGTTGAGGAATGGGGTTCGTTTATCCAAGAGGCGCAGCCGTTGCTGCCTTTGCATTGGGAGGAACTGGCACTAAACAAAGACAAAGTTCCGCTTGATCCGCAGTACGACGTGTACGCTGCGCGAGACGCCGCAGGCAGCGTTATGGTTGTAACGCTGCGCGAAGCGGGGCGATTGGTTGGATATTTCATAGGTTTTGTAGCTCCAGGCTTGCACTACCAAACGTGCCTGACGCTCACGATGGATATTTTTTGGACGCACCCAGATGTCCGCGGCGGTTTTGGCAGCGTGAGGCTCTTTCGCGAAGTCGAAAAAGAGGCTAAAAGACGGGGTGTGCATCGTATGTTTTACGGTTCTAAACTCCATAAGGACGCTTCGCGGCTGTTCCAGTTTTTGAAGATGGAGCCGGTGGAAACATATTATTCAAAGTGGATCGGAGACTGACATGGTTGCAGCAGCAGTAATTGGCGGCGTTGCCTCCTTGGGTGGCGGTCTAATCGCAGCCGGCGGCGCCAAGAAGGCTGGGCGCGTGCAAGCAGAGGCCGCCCGCGAAGCGCAGACAGCTAACGAACGGATGTTGGAGCGCCAGATCGGGCTGCAAGAACCGTTCCGCCAAGGCGGGATGACCGCGCAAGCGCAGATAATGAATTTGCTGGGGCTGGGAACGCCGCCTTCAGCCGGCGGCGCGACGGTAGATGTACGCCAGAACCCTAGTGCCTACGGTCTGCGCGCGGTCAACATTCCTGCCATCCTTGGGGGTGAGCCAACCACGGTGTATACGGACGCCGAAGGCAACTTCGTTCCTGACATCGAACAATACGCCGCCCAAAACCCGGTAGCAGCGCCTACGCCTGCCGCCGGCGCACCGCCGTCTGAATTTGGCAGTTTGGCCCGCCCGTTTGGTACGGAACAGTTCCAAGCTGATCCAGGCTACGCCTTCCGCCAAGCGGAGGGTATGAAGGCGCTGGAGCGCAGCGCAGCCGCGCGCGGCGGTTTGCTGTCAGGTGGCACGCTGAAGGGCATCCAGCGGTTCGGGCAGGACTTGGCCAGCCAAGAGTATGGCAACGCCTTCAACCGCTACCAGATCGAACGCGCCGCGCGCCTGAACCCGCTTCAGTCGCTGATGGGTGCGGGGCAGTCGGCGACTAACGTCATGACGGGTAATATCGGTCAGTCAAGCCAGAACGAACAAGGCAACATTTTGGGTGTTGGTCAGGCCCGCGCGTCTGGTTACGTTGGGCAGGCCAACGCGCTGGGCGGCGCACTCAGCAGCATCGGCCAAGCGGCGGCGTCATACCCGCTGATGCAAGCGCAGATGAACTATCTTAATCAAGGCGCGCCGGGCGGCTTTGGGGGCCGCACTCCCGGCGGAGTTATAAACAATATGTCACCTATCCCAGCGGGCGCGTACCGTGGCATCGGCGGTTAACTAAGGACGGACAATGGCTAACCAAGCAATCGCCCTTCAAGCCCGCGCACCGCAAGGCAACTTCTTGGCGCCTGCAATCCAGCAGGGCGCGCAGTTCATCAACATGATGTCGCAGCAGCGCGCTGCTGAACGCCAGGCGGCGGTGCAGCAGCAGTCGATGGAAATTGCGCGGGCGGCTGAAGGTCGCGCAGCGCGCGGCGAAGCGCGTCAGATCGCCGCTGATGACCAAGCACGGGCTAAGGCGCGGGTGGAAGCTGTTGGTACTGGTCTGGTGGGTCTTCTCCGCGATTCTAGCGATGCAAATTTGGCGCAAACTGTTGAAACATTTAAGTCGGTGGGCATGAATCCCGCCGAGTATGAAGGCGTTATAGCGCAACTGTCGAAAATGCCCGACCTAAACCAACGCAAGGTGTTTACGTTGCAGTTTATCGGGCAATCAGACGGCGCAAGAAACGCGCTTAAATTTGTCGCGCCTAATATAAAAGTCGAGCAAGTCGGTGATGCAAAAGTCTTTATCGACGACAACGCAAACTCACCTACTTTTGGCAAAGAGTTGTTTCGGATCACGGCTTCGCCAGAACCAATCAAAATGACGCAAAACGTCGTTGGTGACACGCTTTACAACACCAACCCCGTAACTGGCATTTCGCAAGAAGGTGAGATCGGCGATGCGCGAGCGGGGCTGGTTCCGCAGCCCCGCACACTCACGCGGACGGATACCGGCGTTGTGTCGCCTTACGCTATCCAGAACGCAGCCGCGCCTGCTGCGACTGAGGGTCTACCAGGCCCCCGCGCCGTAAATGCTGCGATTGCCACCCCGCGAGGCGCGCCTATGGCTACAGCGGGCGGCGCTACGCCAGTGGCTACGGCGCTCCAGACCAACCCCGGCGCAATCCGCGACGGCGCGTTCGCGCGTTCGCAGCCCGGCTATGCGGGCGCCAGCGGCGGCTTTGCTACGTTCAACACGCCGCAGGAGGGTGCTGCCGCGCAGGAAAACTTGTTGGCCAAGGATTACGTCGGCAAGGGCTTCAATACGATCAACAAGATTGTTAGCCGCTACGCACCTCCCGGCGGCGAGAACCCGCCGGCGGCTGTTGCCAACTACAAAAAATACGTTGCCCAGCAGACCGGCATCGACATGAACGCGCCGATCACTGCGGCGCAAGTTCCCGCGGTTGCAGCAGCTATGCGTCAGTTTGAAACTGGGCAGCGCGCAGTCGCGCCTGTGGCGCGCACACCTGTTGCTGCGCCTGCTGGCGGCCAAACAATTGCAGAAGCCGCCACGCAAAAAGCACTCCGCAAAGTCCTGCCGATTATCGGGTACAACGCCGAAACAGGCGCAAGCCGCGTAGAAGACCTGATTAAAGCGTCCACCAGTGGCGCGGCGGAAATGATTGGTTCTGAGATCATGGGCGCTGCGACTGGTAAAGGTACGCCGGGGCGGGCGGCGCTGGGCGAACTTAGTGCAATTGCCGACAACATGACGTTTGAAAAGTTGAGGGGCAAGTTAGGCGCGCAGATTTCCGACGCTGACGTTCGGTTGATTGCGCGGACTATGGCCGATATTTCCAACGGAAACACACCCGCTAACGTGCGGGCGGCGGCGTGGAAAAATGTCGTGCTGCCGATCCTTCTGCGCGGCGCGGGCATGGAGCCTAAGGCGCAACCCGCCGCGCCATCGGCTGCTGGACGCCAGACGCCTACCGTGCCAGTTTTAACGCCGCCCACCGCCGCTGTTCAGATGCTTCGCAAAAATCCCACGCTGGCGGAACGCAAACTGTTTGACTCTGTGTTTGGTGCGGGGGCGGCGGCAAAAGCGTTGGAGGTTCGGTAAATGGCAAAAGAGCCTGTAAACCCTTACGCTCAGTTTTTGCCGTCGCCGGCACCTGAAACCGCGCCGAATCCATACGCTCAGTTTGTAACCGCGCCGCAAGCCAAAGCGCCGCGCACGGGTATGGACAAAGCCACGCAAGTGGCCGGCGTTGCCGCCAACGCGCTGCTGCCCTACGCGACTGCTGCGGGCATGGGCGCGATGGCGGGCGCGCCCTTCGCCGGCGTTGGCGCTGTGCCAGGTGCTGCGGGCGGTGTTCTGGCCTTGGGCCTCGGCGATATTGGCACAAGCGCCTACAA